GGCTGTTTACTTAACAAGTAAGATGTAAATATCAACCTTTTTTTAATTACTTAGGAATAACTATGAATGATTTTCAAAAAAATCTGAAGTTACTAGGTGCTTGTGATGTTGCTGTACAGGCTGCAAAAGATATTCGTAATCCAACCCAGGCTTGGAATGAATGTACTCACATAACTTGGATGGACTGGATGATAGGAACATTAACTGATAGAGGTTGTTTACCTTATCATCATGTAAAAAGATGGAAATCTTTTACATGTAAACGTGGAGCAGGACGTTGGGTTGAGCAAAAACGTCACCTTATTTCTGCTCAAACTATGGCTCTAGCTTTTAATAAAGCAGTAGCTCAAGAAAAAAGAAAGATAGAAGCTTCTTTTGAGGATTAGATAATGAAATCTGAAAAAACTACATTATTCTTTACACAAGGATCTGCTGACAAAGTCTATATTGCTGAGCTCCTTGAAGAATCTGAAGGTAATTGGGTTGTTAATTTTGCTTATGGGCGCCGCGGTAATGCATTGCAATCTGGATCAAAAACAATATCACCTATGGCTTATGAAAGTGCCAAGATTATCTATGACAAACTTGTGGCTTCAAAGGTAGCAAAAGGATATACCCCAGAAGAAGACGGTATTGCATTCTCTGCTCCTACCGATGAAATAGTTACCGGCATGCTTCCTCAATTACTAAATCCAATAGCTGAGGAAGATTTTGAACAGTTATTTGATGATTGGTCATTTGTTTGTCTTCAAATTAAGCATGACGGTCACCGACGTATGGTTTCCGTAAAGCCCGGAGGATCCGTTGTAGCCGCAAATCGACGTGGATTACAGGTCGGACTACCCCCAAACACTGAAATGGCCTTACAGAGCCTCTCAGAGCGTCTCAGAGTACCTTTGGTACTGGACTGTGAAGATATGGGCACTCACCTAGTTGTCTTTGATGTGCTAACAATGGATAAAGATCTTCATGAAGGATTCTCCATGAGAGCCATTCAGTTGGCTTACCTGGAAGGTGAGTATGAGCGTTTAGGATTAAATGAAACTCTTCTAAAATGGGAACACCCAAAGCATGTCATGAATAAGACAGCCCTGGAGCAATGGATTACTGCAGCTCGATATGCAAAGGAAGAAGGTGTAGTTCTGAAGGATCCAGATGCTCCCTATAGCATTGGCCGACCTAACTCTGGTGGACCTGCTTTAAAGTATAAGTTCGTTGAGAGCTGTACATGTCTAGTACTGGAACAAAACCAAGGAAAGAGATCAGTTCAGTTAGCAGTAATAACTGACGATGGAGCTCCGTTGTTTATTGGGAATGTGACAATCCCTGCTAACTACAAGATTCCCCGTCGAGGTGATTATGTAGAGATTGAATATCTCTATGCATATCCAAATGGTGGATCTCTCTATCAGCCTCAGTATAAGGGCCCTCGTATAAATAAGACACAGGCTGATGAGTACTCGAGTCTTAAATTCAAGGAGAATTGAAATGACTAGAGTTACAGAACATAAACGATGGCGGTGTAATACATGCAATCGAGTAAGCCTGGAAACAGAACTATTAACTGCACCAAGTCCGTTTGATCCTGAAGATACATTAACAGGCTGTCCTCTTTGCAAAGGATGTGACGAAGGATTTGAAGAATTATGTGATGAGCCTAATTGCATGCAACAAGCAACAGGTGGATGGCCAACTAATGATGATTCAGATCAATGGGGTGGATATAGACGAACTTGTTTTAAACACTCGAAATGGAATAAAGATGAACCTCAACAATGACATTATTAAAAGGCTACAGCAAACACCAGAGGAAACTTCTCCTGAAGAAATTCGAGCTCTAGCCTATTTGTGGCCAAATAGTATGGAAGTTTTACTATTACGGAACCAACAGATTAGATTGCTTAAAGAGCGAGTTTTACAGGCAAAACTTGAATATTATGGTGCACAAGAGCGTACAACCAAGTATGCCCGTTGGCTGGTAGGTTGGACAATCTGTTCTTTCTTAATTGGGCATACTTTAGGATGGCTAATATGAAAATCATTGGGATTACTGGGAAAGCTCGATCAGGAAAAGATACTGTTGGAAATTACCTATGTTTGAAACATAATTTCGTTCAGTTGAGCTTTGCAGCTCCTATAAAAAGAATGGTCACTACGCTGTTGAATCGAGGTGAAGATTGGATTGAAGAACATAAAGAAAAATTTATTCCTGGCTTAGAGTCACCTAGAGTCCTTATGCAGACACTTGGTACTGAATGGGGGCGTAATATAATTGATGAAAATATCTGGATAAATTTAGTTAGTCGTGAAATAAATAATCTAATGACACAACATGCACATCCTGTACCTGCTGGAGTAGTTATAACTGATTGTCGTTTTGAGAACGAAGCTGAATGGATCCATAGGCAAGGTGGTGGAAGAATTTGGCAAGTGATACGCTTTGATGCTCCTGAAATTCCTTCACATTCTTCAGAGGCCGGTCTTTCTACGAACCTCGTTGATGAAATTTTATTAAACAACAGTGGCTATGAAAAGTTATATCAACGCATTGAGGAGATACTAAAATGATAGTAGATACCATTCGTAATATGAGTGCATTCCAATTCTCTTATTTATGGCAACAAGTAAACGGATCTCGCCATGAAATTGATAATTATTGGATAAAAAAGCAAAAAGCAGTAGTAAATTTCTTAGAAAATGTACAAGCGCATCAAGACAGAATAGCTGATCTTTATGAAAGAAGAAAATAACTGCTGTCCTTATTGTGACGAAGAATGTGAAGAAGTTGGTGGACAGCAACTTTGGCCTGGTCGTGAGGATTTAATGAAGAAACGCTTCTTAGTATGTTGGAACTGTTCAGCACATGTAGGCATAGATCCTAATGACCGTCTTCGAGGTTATCCAGCTAAACAACATATTCGAGAACTACGTAGTATGATTTTAAATGCTTGGTTTACTGTAGTTAATAGTAATAAATGGGGCTCTGATGAAGTAGAAAAATTTGGAGAGTTATTGGAATACGAATATAGTATTAATATTCGAAAGCTTGGATGGCTAGAGGAAGATGAGCTAAGAACTCTTCTTGCTATACTTGACCATCAGCTCATTCCTAATACTCCAGAAGTGGATGCTTTATTTGTTTAAAGAGCAACTCCTGCTGAGAACTCTACATCAGAATCTTCTGGACGCTTCACATGAATATTCATGATCTTCACAGTCAACAGGCGTACTAAAGTCTGTCCATTAGAGGTAGTTACTGTATTGGTAACTCGATGAAGAGTACCAATCTTGGTACCACCACTTAGTTGTACAGAAGTTGTTTGATTAGTGAAAGAGCTCCCTGAAACAGCAACTGATCCCTCAACATCCCAATCACTATCTACAATAGTATCAACTGGATCAAATTGAGCCAGATCTTCTGTGTAGTCAATAGAAAAAATAGCATCTTCTGCTAGTCCTTTCTCCGCGGGAGCTAAATATGTGTCTTGGACTGATCGTTTACTCATGAGCGAAATACTCTCTCATTGTAGGCAAAGAAGACTCGACGATTATACGACATGAAAATATCTCCCGCATTAGCACTAATTACTGGATCAGAAGGAATTCCTGTAGTGAAGAATATTTGAACAGTTGCCCCATCTTCTTTCAATAAGAAGTCATCAATATTTACAATTTCAACTCCGATATCATCAAGAACTTTATCCTCAATGACCTCTTCAGTACCTTCACTTGTAATAAGTACTCCATAAGCCATTAGGGAACCTCATAAGATGCTAGACCTTCAAGTCTGACATCCATGTAAGTTATAGAATTATCAACTGAAGTAGTAATCTTTACTAACACACTTTCACTTGTCGTCTCCAAGGATTGGCTTAAAGATCTTTGATAGCTAAAATGCTCATCTGTTACAACGCCAGAGTCTCCAGCTTCATCAGTAACCATGCTAAGCAGCGTTATGCCGCCTGGAGTAAAGGCTGCTGCACTATATTCCCAACCAATATCAGCATGAAACAATACTTCTACGTTGAAGTTTGCATCAGTTGCATTTGCAAGACCTTGAGCAACAACACGAGTAATGGATGCTGCATCAGCTAACGATACTTTTTCATAGGCTGCGAACCCATAATTGAAATCGCAGGTAAAGTTCACACCGTCAGAGGTTAAGGTATATGTGATCTGCCCGATCCATCTTTTATCAGTCTCTAGATAATCATCTGCTGTCAGGCCAGCTACAGCACCTGTGAACAGTACTTCACTATCTGCAGGAGTTCTGGTTCCATCATCAGCAATTGATGTACCAGAGACCGTTAGAGTGATATTTGCACCATCAGTTGATCCAGCACCAAATACTATAAAAGCATGGGCGCCTTGAGAAGCATTGGCAGAACCATAGTTTTGAGTTGTAGATGCTTGGGTCAGATTCGTATCAGCAGCAGGGGCATCATAGAATCCACCTAGATAATTTATACCGTTGTTCAGATCCTGAGATCGAAATGAATAGCTTCGTTGGAAAGGAAATTCTGACAGTTCATCTCGAGTATGCGAGTGAGTTGTTGGAGGACGTGGATCATTCTCGTCATCAAGAACTGCATCTCCCAGGATTGCATTAAGTTCTGCTAGAGTGTCAATACCTGCTGCTGTAAGTAAAGTGTCTCCAACATAAGCATTTAGCTTGGGCACAGTATCAATATCATCTGGCAATAGGTAACTTTGTAGATCTGAAATGTCAGCTTCCAGGAGAGTGACTGCTCCAGTTTTTCCTGCTACAGAAAGAACTTCGTCTGTGTAGTCCAGTTTATGCCAGTTACCTGCATATGCATTATTCGGAGCATCATCTATTAGAGCTACTACTCGATCATTTACATCAAATTGGATTCCATCCACTAACCCAGCAATAGAACATATCCAGGAGTCCCCTGCTTTCGTGCTGGCTGGAAATAACAGTGTAGAGGCATCCCAGGTGCCTTTTAGGACTACAGCGGCTGTAACGGCCCCTACGGAGCTCTCAAGGGCATCCAGGTCTACAGCTCCAGTAACAGTAATAAGATCTAGCTTTGCACCATCATCCTGAACTGTTCGTCCATTGATGGTATCAGCAAGAGTGACTGGAGACAGAAAGCTTGCTGGTTCTTTGAAAAGATATTCGTCACCGACTTGGACAATCTCTAATCGTTCAGTATCTGGGTTGTAAGCAACTACGTGTTTACTTGCCATAATTTAGCATTTTCCTGTATTTAATTAGATGGATCAACATAACTATACAACTTTTATTGGAGAATGGGAATGAATGATATATTAGAAATAGTCCTTGCTGTTGGAGTAGCAATAGGTTACGGATTGTACTGTGTATATCGTGCAATACGCAAAATTACTGCCAATATGCGAGATCAAGAAGAAGATCGAAAAAGGGCTGAAGAACATTTTGAGCAAATCTTAGCTCACCAAAAGTATCGTCGTCGTAGATCGGATGCAGCTAATGACTACTAGAACTTGGGCACCTCTTTATAAGAAGCATAACCGACACCACCATCCAGATGAGCCATGTCCTTACTGTAAGATTCTTGAGTTAGAAGAAGAATTAATACTGTTAAAAAGTCTTACTGGATCACCGTACTCAAGTACATCAACAGATGGAGAAGCAGCATGAATAAGGATCCTTGTTTACATACTGAGTTACGTTGTAAGTGTTGCTTACGAGATGGTGATGCTGCCTTCTTTACTAGAGATTCAGTTAAAGCTGACGGATGGGAGATACTTCCTTCTATAGAACAAGAATTCGTTTCTCAATTAGAATTAATAGCTCTAGATGCTATTTCTGAACATTTTCCAGATGTACCTATGGAAAATATATCTTTTGATTGGAATTTTGACATCTACTATCAGATTGCAGAAGATGTAGAGGATTTGGAAGAGGAAATTGCTTATGAAGAAGAAGGCAGTACCGGAATTTTCAGGTAGACCCTTTTTATATGGACGATTTCATTTTGAAGATCAATTCCGCCAAGCTTTAATCAAGCAAGGTACAAAGCTAATTCATATTGTTCATCTTGATGATTTCTTTGTTCGAGCACGAATTGCTCCTCTGTCAGATCTTCGATATTTTAAAGAAGAACTCAATTCAGAAGATGATCTTCGTAAAATAAAGAAGAGGGCCCGTCAATTCAAAAAAAAGAGTCCCATGGTGGGACTCAAAAGGGAGATGACGAAGAAAGCTAAAAGAATTATAGATGAAGTCTTGGATCTTTAATTCAGAATATAATTCAGTTTAATTTATGATAAAGGAGAACTGCAATGGAACTTACATTCTGGCAAAAAGTACGTGATTGGTTAGAGAACCTACCTCAGTGGGTAGTTGGTGGAGTAGCTCTATTGGCTTTGATTATAGCGGTGATGAAATGAAGCATGAAACAGATAACTTTTTTAAGTTTTTTAAGATAGTCTGGTTTCTTAGTTTTATTTTAGCAATTGGAATAGTCACAGCAATTGTAGTTTTATTGTTTATAGCAACATCTAAGTTCGCAGAAGCAAGTGAGTTGGATGTGATAGTAGATGAGCCAATAATCATCACAGAATTCCATGGAAGGAACGATTCAATCGTTACTGGAGTCTCTGGTGATAATGCTATTAATCTCTATCGCAGCCACGGTCCCCGTGGGGGCCAGACGGTAGGGGTGGTGGGAGATCAGGTAATTCTGATCAACCATCTCCCCAACCGTCATTATTCATCTTCCGAAGAAAGTATTCGGAATCCAACTGATCCATCTCCAAATAGAAGGGATGAATAGCTCACCTTCTATAATGTGATCATGTGGAAACATATGGAATTTCCGCGTTAAATTGTTGAGGAAGGCATACTGCGTTATGTTCTCTTCAGCAGCTCGAGACCCAGTCAGGCTACCTGCCACCCCTTGTAACCCTAATACAAGAGAAGCCTGTACTGGGTTTCGTTTAAATATTCTAAAAATGATCCGCTGAATTCTAAAGAAGAATTTAGTAAACATTGCTAAGCCATTATCATTCATGAATTGCAGAATTCTATTCTGGGGTACGTTGTAGTAAATAAACGTATCCAGAGCATCATGAATTGCTTGACGCTTATCAACCTTCTTCACCTTCGTTTGCCAGTTATACTGGATAAACCGACCAACAAAATCACCATATTGAGTGGCTATCAAAGCTGCTTTTCCTGATTCTGATCCCTGAACCATGAAAGCTTCTTCAAGCCCTCTAATTGCTCCTCGAACACCGGTGATCCCACCAAACTTATCAATTACCTTTGATGTAATATCTTTGCGAATAGATTTTTCACTTGCTTCAAACTCTTCCACGATAGAAGTAAACATTCCTTCTTCTACCAAATCCCGTACGGGATTAGTCAGCAATGCTTGTTGCAATCTCAACAATCTTTGTTCAAGTTTTACTACAGGTTTTCCTTCTCTTTTTAGATTGGCCACAGTGAGCTCTAATTCATTTTTGGCTTTTAGATCCTTCTGATAGTTTCGCATGCCCGCTATGGCAACCTTGGACTGTCTGAGGATGTAATTAACAGGAATGTTTTGGCTTAACAGTAGTATAAAGTTAGAGATTATATTAAAGATAACAACTTCAGGCGTCAGAATAGCAATTCTGTAACGAATCCATCGTATAGTGTCTAACCAAATTTGTTCAGCAACATCTACTACAGGGGCTGCAGGAGACAGGAATTTATTATTTGACCAGGCAATTTTTCGGAATCCTAGAACCAGATTAACCACATCATCTCGGAGATATATGACATCTCCGCCAAATTTCTGACGAGCATATAGCTTGGTGTCCTTTGGTAAGAGATTCCATAACTCTCGACCTTTAGGATTAGCTACATTGGCTCCTATTTCTACGAAACGAAAGTCTTCCTTATCACTACCCTTACGGGCTTCAATATACTCATCATTTAAAAGGTCAATTGCCTCATGGTTAATAACCTTGGTATTTGTTTTATCTTCAATAGAAGCCATCATTCGAGGTAGAACTTCATCAAATGATTCATTATTTTTGAGATGCTCTCGTTTCATCTCTCGATCCATAATGTATCGAAAATCTACTATGTCTCCATCTTCGTTATAAAGAGGAACTGTGAAAACTCCCTCAGAAGGAACTGGTAGACCATGATACATACGCTCAATAAATTTTTTGTTAAGAATATTCATATCACGAATTTTATTATGCACTTGTGCAGCAGTGAAACTTGCAGATTGTTCTTCTGGAGCAGTAATAAATTCCGAATCAAACATGCCGGTGCCTTTCTTATGCTCACCGGTAAGGGACACAACAGACTTACTATATTGAGCAATACTATTTTTGCGTTTAAATAGAGACAGGGGAAGTCCGCTATCTATATCATCTCGTTTTAAATTTTTAACAAAAGTAAAGCCTTGAGCCTTCATAGTCTCAGTACTTTTATCTGAAGCTTTAAATTCAATTCTGGGATCAGTAATGTCTGCGGTATATCCCTTTTGCATTAACAAAGGTTTATCTTTAAATAAATACTCTTCAGAGAGTTGCTTAAAGACACTAGCTGTATCAAGAACACCATTAAAGCCATTCATATGAACAGGGCGTTTTATCTCTGCTTCCATAAGATCAAGCGTAGAATCTACTGCTTCTCTTGAAAGAAGCTGAAAAGCTCGAAGAGATGTTAACCGATCCAGGATATCCTTAACCTTAGTTTCGTCTAATTTAATGTCGTCTTCTACAAGCTTTAATTGTTCCATCATGGCAGTAGTATTCAAAGCTTGAGATCTTCCAGCTCGACCAGTAACCATTAGGTTAGCTAGTCCTTTAGACTGGGTATTAAACAAGTTAAATTGTTTTGTACTTGTTTCGATATCCAATTCCAGGGTCAATGCTTCAATCATAAGTTGAATCTGTTGCGGACTACGCAACAGGCTTAATAATTGACCTACATTCAAGGCATTCTCGCCTTCTGTCAGAGCAACAATATCTGTATGCAAGAGGACACGAGTAATGTTTTCTTTCATGGTACGTGTCCACTTAATCTTTGGATCAAAATATGATTTAAGAGCTGAACGTGTATGTTCAAACTTCTCTTGACGCATAACATCAATGAGGCGTTCTGAACGTCGTTTAGCATCAATCCAGCTACGATTACGATCTGCCCATGGAAGAATTTCTTCTAACCATTGATACAGCCAATGATCCTTCTTAATCCCTGTGAGAGCTGATTCAAATGCTTCACGGAAGCCGCGGAGAGCCCTTTCATCTAGAGTAGACGCTGTTGCAGCTTGTGCAGCAATAAGCAACTGAGCAACTTTGTTTTTATCTTTTACAGCTTCATTAAGTGCATCACCGGCCAGGCTATTATTTTCTGCCCAAGTCTGTAGCTTTTCATGGGTAATTTTTGCCATTTTACGAAGAGCAAGATCGTTTAGAGAATCCAGCTTACGAGTGACCCATCCTTGATCCTCTCCTATCTCAATGCTAGCTTTAAGCTGGGCATTCCAGTGAACCATTCGACCAGCTAGCTCTTCCATGGCACCACTTACTTTTCCAACATCCTGGCGTAGAACTTCAGTCTTAATGTAATGAATAGCTCTCTCAAGTAAATTCATGAGAGTTTCAATTACACTATTACTTTTAACTGAAGCCTTCTTGTCTAAAGTATCTATTTCAGAAAGAATCTTTCGGAATTGTGGATTAGTGAGCCCAATTGCCATGAATTCATGAGGGGCTGCAGCTCCTGATTCAAAGATATGAGAGTACCTCTGTCGAGCTAGTTTCTCATCAAGAGCAGGATCAGTTGAAAGTCCTGTTGGCATAAAGGCTTGCCATTCATTCCCTTCACCATAGTTCTTAGTAAGAGCAGTTTGAACACGCTCAATTAATTTTGCTACACCTTTAGAGATACTAGGATTACCTGAAACAATATGTTCTCTTCCCTCTGCATCTTTATAGGTGTAGCCAATCGCCTGAGCAAAGATAGGATGCAGTATTTCATGTAAAGCCACTTCTTGCAGAGATTGCTCAACAGGAGAATTGTAGAAGTTTTGGGAAGTAGCCTCTAGGAAGATGGCTGATCTCTCTGGATCGTTAATCCATTTGCCTAGGTTACGACGACCTTCTGGGTTTTCCAACATTCTAAGTACAATTTCATTAATACTATTCAATCCAGGCTGAATGAACTGTTCTAGAATGCGATCAAAAAAGATTTGAGTAGTTCTATCAACTGGAGTTTTCTCAAGAGCTTTAATTTTATCAAAGAGCTCAAGAATTGTGTCTCCATTGAGAAGTTCAGGGTGGGCTCTATCAAGACCAGAAACAGTTGTATCCTCTCCAGAAGAGTAGAATACATTGTTACCAGACTTATCCTGCAGAGATCGAGCCAAGGCATTCATAAAAACCATAAGGCGCTTGTTAAAGAAGAATGATTTTGATCCATCCTTGTTGTCATTAAGAGTAGCATTTAGATACGCTGTATATTCAGTTACTTCTGCAACTTCTATCTCTTCCTTGTTAAGATTAGGATCCTTACGGATATTTCTAATGGTCTCGGCTATACGCCGTGATTGAGGAGAGCCTTCCTTGGCTTTCCTTTGCTCACGTACCCATCCTCGGGCTTCCTTGAGCAGCTCCTTAAAAGTGTCTGATCCAGCAGCCTGTAGTGCTTCTAATTGTCGTGTATTTGCTGCGTGGATAATCTCATGAAGAATAGCTTCAACAGGATTTTCTGCGTTCTCGTTGATGAAAATATATCCCTGGTTTGGGCTGTAACGACCAGAATCTTCACCCATTACTACAGAGCTTCCCAAACGAATATATATCTGACGATCCTGACCTGTCTTTGGATCAGACTGCGACAACATGGGACGCAGCAAAGAAATGAGATCTCGGAAATTGTCGAGATGTGTATCATTAATAAAGTCATCTTGAAATACTGCAAACAGTACATCTAGCATGTCCTGTGCTCCAGGAGCATGACCACGACCTTTTGGAGCCATCCATTCATTAAGAGCGGCTTGAATATTTCCACCAGTTTCTTTTAACTGGGTTAACTGTTTGATCATTTCTGATTTCTTGTTTTCCCAAACGCTTGCTTCTTCTTCACGAACGATAATTGCTACGACCTCTTCAATAGTCTCAGCAGAGTTAATCATTGCAGCCTTATTTGGATTCACTGCACCTGTATTTTTTTGAGGAACAGCATATGTTGCCCCTTCTTTAGCAAAGTGATTTACATGATCAATATCATTAAATAAGGTTTTACGGGCTTCATTAGTGTCCTCCACTATTTGCTCAAATTTTCCAAACCAATCTTGGAGAATATTAGATGCTTCATGTACAGGAGTTTCTTTGTCAATACTTCCATACTTCTGTAAATAGAAGAAGAATTCTTTAGCAATTTCTTTCTTATCTTTAGCAGAAAGACGTGAATCTCCTTCTTCAAGCAGAGGGCGCATTCGATTTAAGGAATTAAGTACCTCTTGCGCCAAACTCCAATCTCGATGTGTCTCATAGAAGTTACGGCTTCCGTCAGTAGCAATAGCATCAATCTCATTAAAATTGCTAAAGATGCCATCATGTACTCCTAATATAGGATGTTTGCCCATTATAAGACTCATCACCGCACCATCAGAACCATGGATATTGTTTACAAAAGCAGCCACTCCTATATTTGTATCTGGCATATATCCTGTCAGAGAGCCAATAAGAGATTCATCAGGCCCTGGTTGTATAGATACAACCTTATCTTCCTTGTTGGTAACAAATCCTTTTGTCTTTAATTGAATGGGGCGCCGGAAGTATGCACGTCCCTTTCGACCTTCTTGACCCTGTCTTTGCCCAATTATTATTGTACCTTCGGAAGTAACTTCAATAGAATCCAGTTGATCTTTAGAAAGAGGGCTTCTAATTAGAGGTACCAAGCCCTGCTTAATCATTCGATTTAAAACGACTTTTCGTTCACGAGCACTAAGATCTCGACGATAAATGCGTTCTTGTCGATCCACTGCTGCTTTAAAATTAGTAACGAAGAGTTCATTCATCAAATAAACTGCTTCATTCAAACGTTGCCTTATTTCTAAAATAGGTCCAATTTTATTTTCCAAAGCACGCTGTAATGCATGCCCATATATGGCGTCATGAGCGTTACGAAAGTCTTCTTCTAAATAGGGCTCCATAGTCCATTCTAGGGCCCATTTTTTGACATCTTTCTTTTCTAGCCTTTTGAGCCAAATATCTCGAACTTTAGTGTAATCCCGATCATTTTTATTGTTAGCTCCGTCAATTACCTTTTGAAAACGAACCATGAAAGTTGCAGCTTCTTCTGCTGTTTCTATGGTCTGCATTTCTTTCCAAAAATCTACTATTGCTTGATCAAGTATACCTCTACGAATACTACCAAAACCTGCACTATACCCAACCATTATCAAAGGTGTCTTGCTTAATGCACGAGTCAACTTAATAAATTGTGCGCTATGAATTAATTGAATTGCACGTTTATTCTTTTGAATAGGCGTAAGAATTTGAGCAACTTGAAGGGGAGGTGGACTTTGTAAAGGAGGAATGTTTCCATTTCGCAAAGAACGCACTGTACTATGCGTGTCCATTACAACACTTTCATAGTTATCCATATTATCCTCAGTTTGAGCAAACCCAGGATAATCAGTAAATTCATCATCAGTGAAATATACACCAGTTGCTCGTAACAATTGCTTTACCAGTTTCAGCTTAACTGGATCTTTTGGAGGAATTTGCAAAAGTATAGAGGCAAGACCATTATTTTTTCCATCTGCTTCCATAGGTAAGTGAAGAGTTATGGACTTCTTTTTAGGATCTTCTTTGGCTAGCTCAAGATCAGCATATGCTTTTAAAGCAACAAGCCCATGTACTTTTTCTCCAGATTCTAGGAGAGATCTATCTTGATCGTTTGAATTGGAGCTTTTAACTATAACGGAACCAATTTGAGTTGCTTCTTCAGCAGTGTATTGCCGATCTTGTTTTAGCAAATCAATGACATCACGTATAGCTTCCTGTTGAAGAATCTCTCGAGTTTCATCAAGTATTTGCTGTCTTGTACGATTACTTGTGTTTATACCTAATCCAAGGCCTATTGCAATTAAGAAGTTTTCTTCAGCAATCTTATTTTCACCGCGGGGATTTTGAGCAGCAGATAGAGTAACTCCCCATTCATCTATACCCAACATAGCGCGATGTAGCTTGTCTGCCTTAGGATCCAGTGTATTGGAATCATTATAAAATCTTCCAGATCGAATCATTTTCTGAGCAAAATAAAAAGACTTATTACCATTTTCTGCTATCCATTCCCGAAGCATTTGTAAACTTCGGGAATTAGCCATATTTTTACTTTCAACAGAGTCTCTTAAATTGACTTGAACACCTGAAGGATCATGGGATTCCATGAAATTTGTTTCAAAATCAGTATCAGTAAATCTATCAAGTAAAGCTATTGCTCCCTTTATTGGTCCCCATTTATGCTTAGAATTTTCTTCCATACTTTTTCTTTGAGTTGCAGGGATTCTGGTATTGCCTCTAGCTTTCATAATTGGTGCTTTAGGCGGTTCAAATACTGGACCATGGATATATGGAACAGCTGAGAAGACTTTGCCAAGAATACGTCGGGCTGCATTAAAGGCTTGACGAGTCCTTTCATTATCAGACGATTCTTTATAACGAGAGAGCCCAGTCTCACCTTCAGTTGTAAGATGAACAAGATTGAAATTTTGATCATTATTAACTGGAGTATTCTCATTTTGTAGAGCTACTCGAGCTTGTGCAGAAACAGGAACAATCTGGATATAGTTCATCTCGGCTAAGGTAGCCAAAGCCATTGTTCCTAGGGAAGTCTGCAGTTCATCGAGAAATATTGGATCAATATCTTTACCACTAAAGCTCAAATTCGCCTGTGAGAGTATTCTTTGCCCTATAGAGCTCACTACATTGGACATAAGAGTGCCATTACCATAGACCAATCGGTCAATATCGCTTACATAAGAACCTTTTGGTCGTCCAATTAGTTCGTTAATAACATCATCTGAATTATTTAGCGTAGATGCACCAGCGGTTGTCATCCATTGAGCAGCTTCCATAGCCATGATTGATGCAAGATTTTCATCTAACTTACCTGTTTCAGCGTCATACAGATACTGTAGCGCGTATTCATGCAGTCGATTAGTGATTGCAGCAGCCTTCTTGCCTAATTTGCTTCTACGGAAAGGCGTATTCTTATGTTCTATATCGTTTAATAGACCTAGCATTATTCCTTTATCATCACTTTGTAATGCATAGATAAAGGAATTAACAAAATCAATAACACCGTTAAGTCCTTGTTCTTCACGCGCATTAGCACCTGTTCTATTAATGAATGCACGTCTAGTTTGTACGTTGGACAACAGACTAATAGCATTAGGAACTGCTGCTAATAGATTTTTAGTCTCTTGAGCACGTAAACGGAGTGCTTTACGGATGTTAGAGGGTAGTCCTACAGTCTTTAACTTCTCTTTTACAGCATTACGTACTTTTTCTAGCCTTTCATCAGTCCATTCCGCTACAAGAGTGAAGTCCCCCACCATAGGACCGAGTAAGCGTACTGCTGTATCAGACAGTAGATCAATAGCAGGCTGGAAACCGTCCATTATTGTTGATTTAACTTTGTTTCCCTTACTTAGTTCCTCTGCTGTATCGACTAGAACCTTTGCTTCAGCAGAAGCTGGTTCTGGTGCTGGAGAGTCAAAAACATTGTTTTCATACTTCTCTTCAAATTGACTCAGTAAAATCTCTGCTGCCTGAATAGCTGTCTTTCCATCTTCCATCAGAGCTCTTACTCGAGCAGTCAAAGGGCCTGAGCTAAGATTTATTTGGCTGGGTTTGGTAAAGACATTTCCATCAGCACGTAGACGTTCCAATTCATATACGTTCCTACGGGCATTCTCCAGGGCTGTGCCCTCAAGAACCTTCTTAGGAGTATCTTCGTCAGGGGTAGACTCTTCCGTGGCCTCCTGAGGGCTCTGAGAGCCTTCTGGGGGTAGTATAGTGAAAGGGAGAGCATCTGCTTCATCTTCTGGAGTATTTTCTTCCTGTAAAGGAGCTGTTTCCTCGATCTCAGATTCACGCTCAGAACTTCTAAGTGCTTCCACGCTATCTCGCATTGTGGTTAGCACTAAGATGACTTCATCATCAGTTAGAGAACGCTTGCCTGGTAAAGAACGTAAGATCTTCCGAGCTAGTATTAGATAATCCTCAATCAGTTTACCTAGCTCTTTTCCGAATATAGGCGGAATGTTTATTTTGTAACGCTTGGCTACTTCACCTAATTTCTTTAAGTGAAGGCCTGTAGCCAACTCAACCAAGGCTTCTTCAACATGAATGATTGGACGGAAAGTTTCTTTACGTCTGGCTGCAATAGCACGAGCAAGTTTATTTATTGTCTCGTTTTGATATGCCCGCTTGAGAAGCTCAGTCTTCTCTTCTGCAAATGCATGATGCAAGCCAGCATGATAGAGCTCATGAGCTACTACCCATACCATAAGAGGTACTGATGCCTTTTCTAAGGCGTCTAGGTAAAGAACAACCTTTTTCTCTTTTGGCTTATAGCGAGCATATTCAAGGATACCTTCTGCAGTGGTTCTGTCAGAAGTACCTTCAAATTCAATAAGAGAGGAGAATTGTTTGAAACGTTTTTCAAGGAAATCTTTAATTTTAGTTTGTCGAGGATTGAGTTTCTGTTTCTCCGGTGCCGAGTCATTAGATTGAGTATCAGTAGAGATTTCAAGACTTGCACGAACATCCATAAGAATACGTGGAAATTCCTTAGCCCATATTCCTCTGTCTTGCGTATGTGTGATTTGTGCATTACCAGTAGCAAGCAAAGCTTTGGCTGCTGAAGGATTTGCTTCAAAGGATTTTTTGACAAGATGTTCCATTAACCGGATATTCCAGTTATTGGCTGTTCTAGCTCTCTTTGATCCTACAATCTTGCCTCGTGTAGAGGCTGTATATTTATTATAAGTAGCCTGATCAAATTCACCTGACTTCCAAGTTTGATAAGCATGTTCTACAGAGAAAAATTCTTTCCCGCGAAAAGAAAAGGGACGTTTAGCTAAATTACTTAAAGAAGCATTTTCATTGCTACCTGCCCACACATTTACCGGTGCCGAGTCTTCGGACTCCGTGGCCTCCCGCCCTGCGTCACTCGCTTCGCTCGTTCCTTGGGCTTCGGCCCCGTCGTCCTCGACTACCCGACCTGGCGAACGGCCAGGTCGTGAAGCGGCACCTGTTGATTCAGTTTCGTCAGTAGTTTTAGCTGACGTATCTTCTTTTAAGAATTCTGCGGGTATATCTAATTCTCCATTAAGTACACCCTCAAAAAATTGTAAATCTACTTCAGTAATATCTGTATTTTTCAGTGTTTCTCTCATAAGATTAGCGAGAGCATTAAAATCTGCTATTTCTTCATATGTATATCCACGACGATCAGAAAATTCCTCTCCCATTCGAGGCTTACCTTCAGACTCTAATTGATCCATTAATTCTAGTGCTGTAAATTTTTGACCTGTTACAGGATCTACTGTACGTTCATTAGTGTTCTTTTCAGCTTTAGTTACTTTCTTCATTAAAGAAATTAATTTTTCTGAATTTTTTATACCTAAAGACTTAGCTAAACGAATAATAGCTGCATCTCTATTATTTTGTTTTTTATTACTCTTACCGGCGTTAGTTTCAGTATCAGAAGGGGAAGAAGCTTCATCATCCAATACATCTTCTATGATCTTACGAGAAAGAAAATATTCAACGTTTTTACCATCGAAGGAAACTGTACCATCCCGATATTCAACTAATTCCTCAAGGGTGTCATCATTGCGACTTTTATTAATTTCATTTTGTGCAAGCACATACTCAGTAATAGCGGAGTCAGGTATATCTTTCTCTATTTCTAAAGCTAAGGCTGCAATGTTATCTTCAATCTCTTGCATGAGATTACCACTCTCACTCGATGCTAGATTAATACCAGTATTTAAAGCACCGCGAACGTCATTCAGTAATTTAGTTATTTTGTCAATATCTTTACCAGTAACAATAGGCTTAGATAAGGCTTCCTTTAATTGCTTTATTTTGCTTGCATAAAGCACGTTTGACCAATGCTTCTTAAGAAGATCAGTAGCCGCAAAGCGTACATCGTCTACAGCACTTTCCACCTTAGTTAGTAAGCCAACAATTTTCTGGGTGGGACCGGCGTTTGCCTCGGAATCTCCACCAGACTTCGGAGCTTTCGACGGCTCGCTCGCTTTGCGAGCAGCCGTCTCAGCATCCTCCGTCTCGGGGAGATTCCTCGTCTTGCCGCCTTCGGCGGAAACGCCGGGGATAGGGGGTTGGTTAAACTGTTCCCCTTCCTGTTCAACCTGAGACTGTTGTTCCTTTATTGGCTTTGATTTTTCGTTCCAGGCAACTGCCTGCTTAGCCAGAGCTTCTCTGACTGCATGCATCTTTTGCAGCTCATTACTGATTGTTTTTGCAAGGCCGGGAGTTCCAGTCAGTTCACCGCGGAACTCCAGTGCTTCCTTACTATGAGGTATCCAACGTATGGTTGTACCAAATTGTTTGTTAACTTCAGAGACTGTTTTAGATACTGCCTCTCCTTTATTAACAATTCTTCGATACATTTCTCGGATAGCTTCAAGCTTATTTGCTGAGCTAGCAATGAAATTACCTAAATCACGGTCTGCTTCAATGTATCCTTGCTCATCTTCCTGTTCGATAGTTTCCTGGATACGTATAGCATGTCCTTCAAGACCTGGACCATTAGGGCCCATTCCTGCTCCCATCTTTTCTTCGAACACTTGAGATGCAGTTTTTCCCTGTTGAGGGGAATTTTCACTCTCTGCAGTGCTTGAGTCAGCAGCAGCAGAAGAAGCTTCTTTTAATGCGTCCTTTACAACATCTTGTGCAGAGAAGAATTTTCCTAGAGCTTTATCAATTTCTTTCTGTTCTAAACTGCCATACTTCTTAGCCATAGAAATGATTTGTTTCATTTTTGTACTTTTTTCAATCTTTTCTACAGGAATTGTTTTAAGAATTTCTCGGGCTTGAACTGTTGCCTCTTGTCCGACTCGATCACGAGCTGCGTCTACTTGCTGACCCAGTTCTTTTTTACGTTCGTTAGAAATGTTTGGATCATTCTCTACAACACTAGCAAATTGTTGAATATGGTTAATTAAGATTGGGCTATCAGGATTAGTTCCATCCACTGCTTCTAAAGCTTCAACAAGTAACTTTTCTACAGATTCTCCTTTATCTCTTGCTGCAGTTACTGCAACTCGGGCTTTTAGAACTGAACCACCAGGGGTTCCTTCATTGTCTGTAATGGGAGATCTGAGCTTCTTTTCATCTAAGCCAGAGGTATTCTTTAAAGCATTAGCTACTCCTTTACCACTAGCGAATATTCCACGGGCTACCGTACCTGCTCCACCAGCAGCAGCACCTGAAACAAAACCTACTACTGCACCTTCACCTGTAGCTGCACCAATACCTGGGCCTACTTCACCAAGTCCTGTGGCATTGAATTGAGCCAATTGAGAGATAAATTCTCCGCCACCCGATTGAACTGACTCTTCAAGCATTTCTCGAGTACCGGGCCCAGTGAAGGAACCCACAGCTCTTCCTGTAGCTTGTCCATAGTGGAGTAAAAGATTGTCTGCTGATATTTTCCCTGGAATTCGATCTCCCAATCGAGTGAATAATCGGGATTCAAATCCAGCGGCACCAGTGACTGCAGAGGCAAGACCGGCAAGAATTGTAGTAGCAACAAAAGTTTCAGTGAAAGCTTTAGTAGCGAGCTTTCCTGTAGCTTCTTCATGGGTTAACCCACGACTACGTAAGGCTTGATATTTTTCAGACTGACTAGCTTCTTCTTCAGTCATCAGTGCTACTGAATTATATACTTCACTGGCATTTGAAAGGCCTTCAGTTAAAGCTACAGTTGTAATACCAGTATTTCGTTGAGCTTTACGAACCGTTTCACGGAAACTTGCACTGGCTTTATATTTTTCTAAAGCAGCTTCCGTTGATACAAATTTCCCATCAGCACCTCGACGAAGATTAATATCTTTCTTTGCTTTAGTAAGAAACTCATTACGAAGTTTCTGAGTCTTATTTAATGCGGTAATGCGTCCAGCAATACCTACACCTACCATATAAGGTAAAGACTCAAACGAAGCATCTAGAATTCTACCTGGCTCCTCAATTAGATATTCAATACGATCAGCCGTCTCATCTGCAAAAGCAGCAAGAGAGCCATGCCACTCTGGAGCATTAGGATTAGCCTTTAAATATTCTCTTTTACGAATATCAAATAATGGACGCAATAAAGCACTTTCTTTCTGATCAAATTTTTCTCGGGCTTTTTGTCCTTCACTGGCTAGTAATTCTTTAGTACCTTCAGAACCACGATTCAAATATTCAAAGAACTTTGTGAAATTTTCAGAGCCTTCTCCTGCTGTTGCGGCATTTACAAAAGGCTGTAGGAAGCCTTGGGTAAGGCCAGAGACCATCTTTTGAACACCAACAAGAGTATTTACTCCGGTATCTGCAGCAGTACGTAAAAGAGATCTATCAGGATGGTAAAATGGATCTTCTTTACCCTCTCGGATATCTTTAAGGGTTTCTCTTACTTGAGCGTAATTATAGTCACTGAAATATCCTGCATTTCCACTGGTACCAGAGATTGGTTCAATAACTTCATTATTATCAAATCGAGCTAGAACTCGACCATATTTATCTTTCCCAGTTCGTGTAAAGCCCATCCCTTGATTACGAAGAGCTTCTAGCCTTTTTTGCATGGTTTCAGCTTGAGCTTTACCTGCATTTACTAGATCTTCATTGGAGATGTCTTTTTCATCCCGACCAAATTGCATAGCATAAGCTTTGCGATGAGCGTTAGCGCGAGAGGGATTTAAATCATACCGAGCAATATCAGTCTCAAAAGCATCAGCAGTTCTACCGTCACCTGCATCAAAACGAACAAGCTCATCAGTATCTTGATCATAAACAGTATCTCCGTCCAGAACTTTATAACGATCTGGATCGTAATAACTGAAATTAGGATCGAGAGCTGTTCGTTTATTTAACTGCTGATCAAGAAGTTTTACCTTTTTCTCGTCTGCACGACGAGATAAGTCTTGATGAATCAAATCTTGGAGCATTTGATCAGTAGAAGTACTCATTGTGACGTTCTCACTTTATTCTAGCGGCTGTATAAGCTGATGGAGCTTGGCGCTCTGTTGCACGAGAAGCTGCTATGTTCGTAATTACTTCTTCAGCAGTTGTTGCATTATCAGCTTTAGGCCGAGATTTTTGCTTTTGATTCAACAATTCCTGGAAGGTCATATTTGTAGGATCAGCTGCTTCAGGATCTTTACTTAATTCTTTAAGTTCACCTCGCATTTCTGAACGATATTGAGTAGCTAAACTAGTGGCTTTAGCCCAATCTATATCATCTTTATCCCAAGGAATAATACCACGGTCTCGATCAGTAAGAGCTGCATTCATAATTTCAGCAAATTTAGCTTTATTATTTCCTACTAAGCGCAGAATATCTATGGCATCATCTTTTTGACCAGAATTAATTTTAATATCTAATTCATTTTCAATAAAAGGCAAGGCTGCACTTTCTGTTAAGGTATTTTCTTTACGTTCAGCAGCAGTTTTAACTAAATTATATCCACTACCTGAAGGAATTAATGAAGTAAGATTACCATCTTCCAAAGCCTTTTGCGCTGCTTCACGTTCTTTACCAGCTTGGGCTCTTGAAGCTGCATTCTCCTGAGAAATAGCTCGGGTATTCTCTTCTTCAACAGTTTGAAGACGATTACCTAGAGTTGTTTCTCTTACATCACTTCGGGTAAGGCCAAATTCAGATTGTTTCTTAGCGTACCATTCAGGGGCACGACGAGAAGCTTCCTGATCAACAAAGCGATCATAATTTTGATCCCATAATTGGTTAATATAGTCTTGCTGTTCTCCAATAGGCAAAGCACGGAATCGTGGATTTTCTCTCTCTCGTTCGTGCAAACGTCTTTTTGCTGCTTCAGTATTTTGTTCTACAAATGCGATAGCTTGTCCGCGGAGATCTTCTGGGCCTTCGCCATAAGTACCTCGCTCAATAGCAAGTATGCCATCTGCTATTTTAGCTTCTTTTGCATCACGAGCATTAAGTCGATTTAATTCTGCTTGACGGATTCTTAGCTGACTCTCAACATTTTCTGTTTGTGCTTCTGCTTGTCGTCTAACAAAGTCTTGTTGTTCTGGTTTATTCGCAAATTCAGCAGCATCAGCCTGAGCTCCAGTCAATCGACGGGTTATTTCTGCTGAATCCAAATTTGATTGATTAATCTGAGACCCTTGAACTGATGCAAGTACTTTGCTTATATCTACTCCTTCAAATTCAGAGAGATGTTGGGCATCTAAGGGTTTACCTGAAGCTAGAATTCCTGCAATAGCTTGCTCAGTAGCATTGGCTCGTTTAATGGAATCACCTTTTCGGATGGAATCCACCAAGTCCAAAGCACCACGAGAAGCGGAGCCAAATGCTGAGGAAGCACTTGCTAATGCTGATGCAGGGTTACCTGCTGAAGCACCTGTTACGTTACGCCATGTAATAGCAGCCATATCAGTCCTTATCCACTGATCTTACGATCTTTAAGCCAGGAATCCATACCTTGATAGTTCTCACCACGTACATTAGCAGAAGCATTCCGAGCAGCCCACTGATCCTTCAATTGATTGTTATATGAGGTAGCCTGTGCTTCAAAGTTTTTATTAAAAGCACCCTTTGTAAAATCAAGTTGATCTTTAGCAAGACCTAGAGACTTAAAGCCCATATAAATATTGGCAAGGTTAGCAAAGTTACTTACTCCAGTTTGAAAGCCTTCAGAACCTAAAGTACCCCAAAGACCTCCACCTTGTTGCTGTTGCTGTGCTCCACCTACGTTAGGCATATTAGGCATTCCAAATTGTCCTGGAGCAACCGTTGGAGAATTTATTGGATATGGAGTACGTTGGGAAGTAGTGTTAGGTGACTGCCACCAATTCCCCATATTAAAATAACTACCTGGATTGTTCTCGGGCATTATACTGCTCCTCGCTGGTCTGCGAAATCTTGCATCATTGCGTCAATTACCGTTCCTTCCTGGAGATCCTTAGGAAGCATTAAAGCAATTTCAGGGAATTTCCCTATTGCTTCATACCCTAGGATACCAGGATTTAATGTAAGCGTTCTTGACAAGTATGAGTTGGCTAACTCAGCTGAACCAATCCGCTTGAACATATTAACTAAATCCATCGGATCAATCCAGTCCGGTGTTGGTCCGAATGAATCCCATGCATCTTTTAATTGCTGCTGTCTTTCTCTAGCATCAGCTAAAAAGTCTCTAAGTTCGTCTTCATAACCAGATAATACATGGGCTCTATATACTTGAAAGCCCATATCGTATATAGGATATGCAGCTTGCATAAATTGAAAAGCAGTTGCCCATCCTGGATTTCTAACTGCTTCGCTCCAAGTTTTTGATATATTATCAAATCCTCCATTAGCACGAAACATTGCTATTGCAGCAATAACAGCAAAAAGTTGGCCCGCGGTAGATCCAAATTCTTGTCCAATTGTTGCTGAAGCCATAGCAATAATAGATCCTATGGCAAATAAAAGCAGATTATAGATGACTACTGCTGCAAAGGCAGATGTAGTGAATGCTGCTGCAATAGCTCCAGCATATGCCTCTAATACTGCATAAAAAGGTGGATAAAAGATAGCTAAAGCAACTAATACAATAGCAACAATTACTATGAGCCATTTGAAGAATGATCGTTGATACCACTTTACTTTAATACGTTCTACCAGAAATACTGTTCCTGTGAAGCCATCCGCAATTGCTTCTTCTCGATGAATGACCGGTACATCCAGGATTGATCCATAAAGAATAGGAATCCGAAACTCTTTGGTTTCTTCTTCATCACCAAATAGTAAAGGCACAGCGTAACGAAAACGAAGGTCTCCTTCCTCAGAGGTATTAATTCGATACTGCATGGATAGACCCATTACAATCATTTGGTCATAACGACCTACTTCTGGGTCATCACCGGGCTCTAGTTCATCATCTTTCCTCTGGCGCCAGAGCACAACCATATCGTGGTATCCACCTAGTTCAGGATCTTCGCTGTAGATTCCTATGTCAGTACCTGTTCCGAATGCTCTCTCAACGACCTCAGTGTACTCAGGATTCGTTCCAATGCCTTGTTCGAGTTGGTAGAGCTCTTTAGCAACTTCTCCTCTCCTGAGGGCTCTCAGGGCGCCTGGGCCGTATTTAGCTTCATCAGTGTTGGTTACTTCCCATTCTCCAACATGAGAAGTGGTGTGAATATACGACCAACGGTAATCTACGTTATAGCCAGAGATGCCAGCCTCAGTGATATTTATTTCATTGATAGGTTGGGCAGAAGTGTATGAATTACCAGATAAGGTAGCTAGGTAATCATAATAATCCTGGGTATCGAAAGATTCCCAATTATCCAGTTCTTTAAAGAAGAACCAAAGATATTCCATACTACCTCTAACTCGAGTATCAATGGGTACAGCAAAGTGCATGAAGAAGTCCCATTTATCTCCGGATTCTTCTGGATTTTCCTCTTCAGCTTCTTCAAAATCTTCGCGGACTGTATCACCACTGGTGCCCATCTTTTTGAGTAGCTTGTTTGTAGTGATAGCTAGCTCACTGTCTGGATCTTCATTGAACCAAACCTTATCGTGCATGAGTACGGCTACTGGCAGGAATTCAGCTTTTAAGCTCTCTCGTTGGATGTGGGATTCAAGAATAGGATCAAGTCCTGAACCAACTTCATAGACCCAATGATATTGAACCTCATTTAAGGCATATCGAATTTGGATCCAATCACCAGAAAGATATGGTTGAATACTTACTGGTGTAGTCCAGATTTGATCGTCACCATTGTTGTCTGTATAAGGGAATGAAACAGAATAATTACCTAAATATTCAGGAATCGGTGGTTGATAGCCGTCTTCAAAATCATCACCCCAGTCCCAATCAGGTTCTATGCGGAGAATACTGATGTCATTCTCCGCTTTATAATATTCACCTGTATCAGGGTTTACTACAGGGATATCAAATTCTGAAAGGCCTGGGTGCCATAATGATTCTTCAGGAGTTCCTTCGCTGAAATCAAAGTCATTTGGATACATATCCTGAAAGACCTTTTCTACCATAAAGATCTCGTCATATGTGCCAACTTTCAGGTACAGAATAGATTCCCAGTCTCCAATATCTCTTGTTAGAGCGGCTTCTATTTGCTGGGAAGAGACTTTGACTAAGTTGAGATTAGCTTCAGGGAAGCCTCGAACATACCCACCATTGCGGGCAGGATCCATAAAGCGTCCAGCATAACGCATCATTGCCTTGGCTCGGGCGAATTGATCAGTAGCGATAGCAAAACGAATAGCTCCAGACATTGTGCCTTCGTTTCCGATAGCTGTCTGGAGAATATTGGACTCTACGGTATCTGGTTGCTCTTCAAAGAGCGACTGGCTTCCTGCATAAGCGTTGTAATAGACCTTAGAACTAAAGAGGCCCATTCATCATACACCACTGATTGCACTAGCTGTGGATGCTGCTGAACTAAGCAGTCCACTAGCTGGAGCTTTCAGGAGTACGTCTTCAGGAACTTCCTGTACAGACTGGAATACTGCATCGTAATCAGCATGCACTTTGGCTGCTTTCACTTGAATGTCTCCAGCAAAGCCAAGCTTCTGAGCTGCCAGCAAGGACATCTGTCGACCAATGAGAGAGTCTGCTGCGGCAATTCCTGCCTGAGTATTTGCTTGTTCAGTCAGGATTTTGGCAGTAAGGAATTCAATTTCCTTATCAATCTTGTCCTCTTGCTTACCAGTCAAGGATACTTGAGCAAGGATAAGTAAGCCTTCCTGCTGAACCTTAATTACCTCAAGTTCAAGCTTTTGCTTCTCAAGAGGTAAAAGCTCTTCAATCCGAAAACGTAATTCAGCTTTTTGAAGATCAATAAGAGCAAGCTCACCATCAATCTTTTCTTCCTGCTTATGTAGCAAGGAAGTTTCAGCAACGGTTTTATCTTTCTGCTCATCAATGAGCATGATGCCCAGTAGGTACTGGGTAGAGAATTGCATGACTGACTGCAGGCTTCCAAGATAAACAGAAGCAAAATCTGAACCAGAGATTCTTGACCGATCATATTGAAGCTCTAGGTGGTGATTCACCGTAGCCATCAATTGATCTACCAAACCTTCATTAAGAGCCAGGTTGGTAAACTGTGGGTAAGTAGGTCTCTCTATTGACTCTGGATACCTGCTTTTGTCAGCCATGCATTACTCCTTACAAGCCAGCTTTGGCCATCTGTTGTTTATCACGAAGCTCTTCCAACTCTTTCTTAGTTAGAGGCGGCAGGTCAGCAATTGCAAACTCCGGTGCTTGGTAACCGACACGATGACTTCCACCACGCCCATCCTTCATCTTTTCTGTGCGATAGAGCGTACATTGACGCTCCTTGAGCACATCGTAAATGATCTGAGGGATATGGTAGGGCTCACCATTGAATGGAATGTACTTTTTGAAAGTACCGTGTTTGCCAGAACCGACAGAAATAATTTCTCCTGGCCATTCTCGCTTAGCCGGATTCATACAAGTAATCCGAACACGACGAAGAGCAGCAATATTTTTCACACGATCTTTTTCAGCAATTCTTCGATATTCAACTGCTGTCATCGGTTTAACAGGAGGCTCATCACCATTTTTACGACTTGGAGCTTCAGGTTCTACTTTTTCAGAAGCTTCAAGTGCTTGTTCATAATCTATGCCTTCATCTGGTGAATGATTATCATCCACATCAGGCATAAGCTTTTTAGCATCTTCAGGATGTGCGGCCAAATGAGCGGCTACCAAGCCAGCAATTTTTTCGGCACCTGCACGATGATGATAAGGAATACCCAAAGCATTTGCCTGGGCTTGTACAACTTCAATAGATACAGTAGACATGGTAATACTCCTTTGGCCTATACAATATTAAGAACAAAAATGGATGGAAACCATCCGGTAAAGTGATCCCCCTCCGCAGAGGGGGAATCACGGTAAAGTCGACAGCCTTTACAGGGTGGCGACGGTCTTCAGCAAAGCAATACGCTCCGGACGAAGGGCCATAAAGCCGTAGTACCACTTGATCGAGTAGAACCCGACCTCGCCGTACGGATCGTTGCGGTCTGCAACATCCTTACCAGGCTTCTTATGAGTGATAGTAAACTTCACCGTCTTACCATCGGTTTGGAAACCGATTGTAGTAAAGGCACCATCACCAACCACCAGGAACGGGTATACATTAACACGGGCATCGCCAGCGTCATCCCGACCCCAATGAGTTACTTCATCAGTAACGTCTCCAACAGCGGCGCCAGCAGCCTCCCAATGCATCATTTCAGGAACCATGATGATTCGGAAATCGTGCACTGCACCAAACTCACCACGAGCTATCGTACCTGCTTCGCCATACTGGGCAACAGACAGAAAAGCACGTTCACCGTGGTAGTCTGTCATACGCATCAATGCTGGCTGCAATTCAGAACCGACATAAGCATACCGAGCAGCATTCACAACACGAGTGTCGATCATGCGAGAACCGTTAATCACGGTGGTATTCTTCGGAGTTCTGTTGTTGTCCAGCTCAATGCCTAGCTTCACCAGGTCATCGTAGACCAGCACATCTTCTGCATCACCAGCAGCAGTAGAGCCTGCTAGAGTAGCAGTTGAGGTTGCAGCACCAGCATAACGAATTACACCAGCGGAGTTCAGCAAGTCGATCTGCAGCTGATCCTCGGTGATTTCATTAGCTGCCTTCACAGACTCGGAAGTAATGTGCATCAGCAACTCATCGTCAGTATCGAAGTCCAGAGATTCCTGGGTGTACTCATCGAAGAAGCCGAACTTCTCAATGGTACCTTCCAACTGGATACGCTTGTGTCCAACTCGATTGACTCGACCACCGAACTCAGAGAGTACAGGGATCTTTGCAGAGATGGTACCAACGTCCTTGCTAGAACCATAAAGGTTCTGGAAGTTAATGCCGGTAGCATCTGCAGCAGTCAGATCGGTAAAGACCCAACCAGCGGTTTCAGCATTGGTCTGCACGTTAGCCCAAGCAACACCAGTGAAACCTGCCCAACGAAGATAAGCTTCTGCCTGACCTTCTGCAATCTCATCGGCAAT